GTCTCTACGGGTGTGCCAGTTTGTACGGTACTATGGCCGTGCTGATTAGCTGTGTGTTGATGGGTTACGCTGTGAGCGTGATTAGTAGCTCCGACGTTATCGCCGGCGTCATTACCTGCTTGCGCTCCTCTTAGGTACTTACCCTCACCGGCTGTAAAGTAGGGGAGACTTCTAGTTTTATCTTGTCTCAAAACAATACCGTTAAGAGGGATGAGATTATAGCCTGTTGATCTAATAAAGATTACTGTTTTTGATGGTGGCTTATGATCTACACTTGACCAGTTAGGCGATGCGTCTTGATCGTTTACTGCGGCCGGCATCGATCCAGAGTTTACCGCTCCGTGATAGTGAGCGCCGATCATATCCTCTGGTGGGTTGTCTTGATGTTGAATATCTGCGGTGTGAGCGTCAGTACCAAAAGTTAAACCGTGTACATGAGCATCGACTGAGTGAGTGTGAGGGTTACTTGTATGTTGGTGAGTATCACTACCACCTTGAGCATAGGACGCACCGGCTTTAACATTGCGGTCATCCATTCTTGTCTCACGAACCCAATTAGCCGGTATGTCGGCCTCGAGTCCGTAAAATGGTAATACAAGATTAGGTACTAACATCGTTTAGTATTCTTTTCCGGCCAAGTATCCCTCATAAGCGCTTGTGCCAATTTTTCTAATTACAAAGGTACTGCGCTTGTTAGGATCGGTGTTGAGGGAAGTATCAGGACTTACCCAAGTGATACCGCTAAACCAAGTAGGACTATAACCACCTGTGGCGTTTTGAATGAAACTAATAGTCATCTTGTCGCCGATCTGCATATTTGTAGGCGCTGTTAAAGTTGGATTGCCGGCTAAGGTTAAAACAAACTGAGAAGATTGAGAGAAGTCAATATCTACTGAGGCGGCATAGATAAGAGTTTCGATCGGGTCAGGTTGTCGCATTAAAACTAATCGACGTCTATCTGTGATCTGTGCGTCTTGAATTGCTGTAGCCTGATCTGCTACTAAGACATCACAAAGAATCTCGTAAGGATCGGAAGTACCGAGAGCGGCTTCGATTGCTGATGTAGTAGGTGCTACAGGTGAAGCGGCCGGAGTGCCATCAACTGCGATAATATCGACAATGTCTGCGGCTTGGCCGTCTGATGCTGGCGTGTTAGTAAGATCAACACGTTTGACTAGAGTAGTGATTCTAGGATTACCAGAGGTGTTATTATTGATAGGTACGTTTTCGGTAGCATCTGACCAAACAGGACGAGCTAAACTATCTCTCTCTAGGTACATATAACCAAGAGAAACATCAACCGACATATTAGCGCCGGCGGCTCTCTCACTTGGTACGAAGTCAGTATCTAGGTTAAAGACACCACCCCTAATAACTAAGTTTGTGATGAGTTGTAAAAAAGTACCCTCTGGGTGATTTGTGACGTTTGTTTTTACTGTATATGATGACATGGCTTATACTCCCTTTATTACTTTGTCGATTACTTCTAAGTTTGCTATGTCAAGTTTAGCTTTATCTAGCATTGTTTGGAAGTCGATAACTTTGTACTCGTAGGTCTTTTTTTCTTTCAACTCTCCGGTTTCTTGATCGTAAGTATTGAAAGTAAAAATAAGTTTGCCATCTTTAACAACTAGGACGGCATGACCACCGGCTACAAGTTGGTTATATTTGGCGATAGCGGTTTCTAGCTTCATAGTCTCAGTATACAGTTTTTACGATATCTTAGCAATTTGCCTATCTGAGTTTGTCAAGGTTAGCAGTCAATGTGTGACTATTGCTACCGTTATTTAAAACGACACTCTCAGTAATAGATCCGCCTACGTAGATATTTTTAACAATCGAAGTGCCTCGCCATATTTTCACGTTGGCAATGTAACCGGTATAAGTGCCGGCCTCATCCTTCTCACAAGCAATACAGTATTGACTAATCACCTTACCGATTGCCGCACCTGTTAGAGCGATTCTTCTTGTGTGCCACTTACCCAAAGTATCGGCATTATGAGCTACACTAGAGGTATGTACGCTCCTGCCGTTTTGATCTGTTAGTCCACTATCACGAAGCGTCCAACCGCTAGCAATAAGATCAAGGTTAATCTCTGCCCCTGAGTTATCCCAAAATAGATCGAACTCTACAAAGTCACCTGATACGATCGTGTAGTCTGAGACGTTAGTTAAATCAACATATCGGTAAGAGTTAGAACCGGCGGCCATTGTGAAAACTCCCCTAATGACCTTATACATGAGATTCCAGATAGTACTCTCGATTTCTTCTGATAATACCTCTACCGTTGGTACTAGAGCTACATATTTTTTACACCTCAAAAATGTAGATGGTATCGGGTAAACCTTAGCAGAATTGACGGAATCCCAACCAAGCATAGCTACCGCACCGCCCCCATTTTCGTACCAGTTGTATTGAATCGACTTGATACCGTTCATGTTTACGTTAGCGCTTCTCTCTGTAGTACCCTGATCGACCCAGTTATCGACAATCAAAGAGCCACCAACGTATAGTCTTTGCCCGTCGTCAGATGAACAGTAAAAAGTAGTTGTGCCTAATCCGTCAGGCTTAACCCAACCCTGCCAATAAATAGATGTCGTATCAGTCTGATTTCCAACTCCGTTAATTGAAACAACACCACTACCCCAATTATGGCTAACGCTAGTATCGATCGTAGTACCCAAGAAGGTATTAAAACCTGTGCCGTCATAAATAAACGCCCTGAGTCCCACATCCATAACGGCGTCAATGTCGCTAGTATTGGTAGCGCTAGCAAGGCCGTAGTACATATAAATCAACTGCTTAACGGTTGTGCTAGTAGTTGGTATCTTGACGTAGACTGTGGCTGTTGTACTAATTGTTTCGACCCAATGGGGGAGTATGTTACCTAATGGATCGGCGAATAAGAGATCGGATAGATCGCTATTCATCTTACCGGTATCGACTGTAAAAGTTACGGCTATCTGGTAGTCTGCTACTGCCTGATTTGAAACGCCGACTAAAATAGGTCTGCGATAAGCACGACCACCAAGAAAACCGCCCCATCTACCATCGAAACTAAGCAACCACGGTACTAGGTTTTGATGGCCGATTCTGAAACGGTCAGTTATTTTATTTCGTGATAATAGTTGTTTGCCAATTCTACCCATTTTATGCGATCTCTTTACCTGATATGTAGTAAGTAATAGCCGAAGCTGTACCAGCTAATCCGGCTATTGTCTCACCAGCATCAAGTACTTGATCCATAAAAGGCAGAGTAATTGTGTCGTTTGCCTCTAGTGTGTGCTGATATAAAACCTCTGTGCCGGCTAGTTTAAGCGTGATAGTTGCATCTGTGCCGGTTTTATTGCACAAGGTAATAGCCTTAACTACTGCCTGAGTGCTGGCCGGAACTGTGTACAATGTGCCTTCGGTTGCGGCTAGTGTACCTTTACAGAGTCTTTTATTAGTTACTGTCATAATTACATTGCTCCAAAGATGCTAACTTCCATCGGGTTTTTTGGTAGCCAAGCCGATGTAGCAGAATCATACTCGAGTAAGTCTCCATCTTCTATCGTACCACTAACAGATATACCACCACTAGCACCGTAGCGCTCTAGTTGATCTAGTCGCCTCTCAAGGTCTTTGATGATTTCTGTTGTTTCTTCCATTATTCAAACCCGATAGTAACTTGTATTGATGAACTTACCGACTTAATTGTCCTACTAATAACTCTCATTGCTTGGTCGATATCTTCTTCCTCAATTCTAACACCGACCGAATCACCCATCGAATAATCGGTTAGGTTAGGATCTCCGTCGATGTGTGTAACTGTTACGCTTCTGGTATCCTCTGGTGTGTCGTGATCTACCAAGAACTTGTCGCCACGATCGGCTAACTCTGCGGTATCTTCGACGCCTTTTTCTGAGAGAGTAGCTTCTGATAATAGCCAGTTAGGTTGATTGGTTGTGTCCTCTCGAACAGATGTAACCATGTCCTCCTCTGAACCCTTACCAAGTACTGCTACTTTATTAAAGATGTTGCCGGCCATACTCTCGGTAACTGTCCAGTCGGTAGTATTTCGATTAGTGAAAATGACGTTAGGTTTAGATTGGCCTTTAGTTGGATAGTAAAAATTAAGTACTTTGTTTTGAGTGATCTCAAAGTCGTAGCCGTCTTTGAGTTTGTAGTTAGACATTCCTACCAGTAAATCAAGTAGGCTAGTGAATCGTAGAGTACGTTGTCGATTTTTAGTAGTTGGCTGAGTACCTAGAGTTAATCCGAAACTACCGTTAGTCTTTAATTGGCTGATGTTGATTTCATCCCAAGCAATTACGGCGCTATCTTCACTTGTGTACTTGAGGCCATCGTTACCGGTAATACGAGTATCAAGCATTGCCACGTAGTCACTAATGTAGAGAGTAACCGTACCACTTTTGCGATTCTGTTTTCTATTGAGTACTAGAGTGTGTAGTAGTGTGCCTTCTCGATAAACTTCGACCTCACGATAGACACCTTTTAACATTCCGTTGTAGGTTGATTTCAGAGCTTCGGCGTAGTCTTTGAGAGCTTGGTATGAGCAAGTAATAGAACCTTGCACACCACGGTTAAGAGCCTCGGTGAGCGTAAAATTGAGATGAGGGATATCGAAAACCTCAGTCCCGGCTAGATTCTTTAGTCTAAACTTGTACTCCATATTTATAGCCCTAAGTAGGCATCAAAGTAAGTGACGTCTGCGTGGGCTACTTGTGAAGTAGAAACCGTGCTAATTCTTAGCTGATTACTACCAGGCTGTAAACTCCACCAATCACCGGTGATGCTACTTAATACGTTAGTAATTCCGTTTTTAACGGCTGTCTCATTCTCAAAGTCAAAGTCGATGTAGTCACCAACTCCGAGAGACTCACTACACGATAAAGTCAAACCTAGAGTATCGTTTACTAAACCGAAACTAGACATATCGCCGTAGACTCTGATTGTTGGTTTCATCTCAGTATTACCAAGATTGACGAACTCTACAGACTGAGCGCCAGCGCCCACACTAATATCTACAGGCACACCAAAAGGCAAAGAGAAACCGCCACCGGTTGAGATGTAAACACTTTTAACTTTATCCTCACCCTTCCAGTAGGGAGTTTTACCTTGCAATCCGATTGTTACGTAGGTGTAGCCCTTGCGATCGCCTTCATCACTTGAGGTAATAGAGGTAGTTACGACGTCAAGTTTCTTAGTTTTGCCGGCGTCTGTTACGAACTCCAACTCTTTAGTTTTCTGTGATCGATTAAGTGGCAACCTAAACAATTTAATCAAGTTATCTCTATTGGTAGCTACTTCGGCCAAAGTATTGCCTTTAACCAAGATCTCGATAATAAGTGAGATGTTTGAGTAGTAGGGAGTGCCAAGAGATACACCGTCCTTATTACCTGTTGAAAAGACATCGTGATCGATAGATGGGGCGTACCCCTTAGTGATTTTAGTAGGGGCGCACCAGCTAGTGAGAAAAGATGAACCGGCTATTTTTGCGCTTTGCATTTTAGTACATTCCCCTTCTGCTTAGTGATATTGCTAACTGTTGATCGACTACTGCTAGGTCAAGATCATTATTGATCGTGTTTTGGAAAGTCACGTTATTAGTAGTCTCGTTACTTGTTTGGTTGGTTGGCGACAATGCTCTTGAGATATCAGACGAGTATTTAGGTACTACGATACTATCAAGAGTTGTTTGTACGCCGGTTTTGAGCATATCTAGGCGGTCGTTAATTGACGGTGAGTTTCTCTTATCCATGTCGAAGGCTTCGGCAATGGTAGAGCGAACTTTGTCGGCAATATCCTTAATAGTTTCCCAAGCTCTTTTAAATGGACTTGTGAGTTTGTCGTAGAGTTGATTACCAAGATCTGCGATCGAACTAACCCACCCTCTGATTTTATCGAGTACGTCATCGACCATCTTTTGAATCCACTTGATAATAGCCTCGACCATATCAGGGATAATAGAGTGACCGACCAACACATCCCAGAGGTTTTTAAAGAAGTCGATTATACCTTTGACGAAACCTTTAATAGCGTTGAGTACTGTTTGGATCATTCCACTTATTACATTCCAGATACCCTCGGCGGCTGTCTTTGTGGACTCCCAGACTTTTTTCCAATCACCGGTAAAGATACCGACGATAATACCCATAATGCCCTGTATAAACTGAGCCATACCGGTAAAGGTTTGAATGATGTAGGGGAGTGCCTCACTAAATGCGGTCATTATTGCTGAGAGTAAGCCTAGTACTAAGGTGATTACTCCGGCCAGTAAACCGGCTAAGATCTGCAAAGTATCAACCATAATCGGGCCGAGTGTTTGTAGTAACTCATCGATCATAGGCTTTGAATCTTCGAGAGCTGTTTTAAAGTTGTTGATTGCTGGCGATAGTAGTCTGAAAAATATATCTGATACACCAGTCAATAAACCTGCTAGTCTGCCCCATAGATCACCCCAATTATTTAGGCTGTCGCTATTAGCAAACATATTATCGAAGCCCTGTTGTATCTGAGCGATGATGTCATTGAAGTTGTAGAACGTAATACTTACGTCGTCGATTCTCTCTTTAAAAGCGCCCCATTGACCGCTAATGATTTCGAGATAACCCTTTAGAGTATCCATTGATCCGAATACACCGGTAAGTGATTCATTGACTGCCGATAGTGGAGACTCGGCGCTTTGTACCTTACTAGCAAAGTTGCCAATTAAACCGCCCAATCTATCGAACACGTCTAGCGCTCTCTCTGCGATTGTGATAACTGCATCGAAAACAGGTTGTAGTTTTTGTAGTCCGTCGTTCTTTAGATTCTCGAGACGTGCTTTAAACTGCATTGCTTTAGCGGCTGACGATTCAATCTTACCGCCCATTTCTTCCTGCTTTTGTGCGCCCCATTCAGTAACGGCATTGAGTAGGGCAGTCTTACGCTCTGTGTCTGTTAATTCCTCGGAAGTTTTACCGAGGGCTTTAGCGGCGTTCTCGTAGACCTCGCCCATCTTTAAAGTGATACCTAAGTTATCCAAAATAAGCGGAGATGCACGACCCACACCAGTAACGATAGAGTCAAGCATATAGCCCACGTCCTCACCCATTGCGACGGCCTGAGTCCTAGCAATTTCCATAAGTGACCCCATCTTGTCGATAGGGATACCAAGCATTGAGGCTTTAACCGATTGTTTCATAAGATCAGCGTTTGAGACTGTCTTGTCGGTCATGTTTTGGAACTGATCTAAAAAGTGCTGAGATGATTTGCCGGCGTTCTCTGATAACTTAGTAAAAGTATTTTGTACGTCGGTTAATCTACCTGCCTCCTCTGAAAACTTAACACTAGCGGCAGTTGCGGCCGCAAAACCTGCGACTGCTACACCGGCGGCCACTCCGATAGTTTTCATACTTAGACCGGCGTTCTCTGCTGATTTCTGCACCTTCTCAAAGCCTTTGCTGGCTTCGTCTTTTGCCTTGATGATGTATTGCAATACTTCTGTGTTCATTTTTTAGGTGGGGGGGTAGTTTTTACCTTGTCGGCTACCTCTCTCTGTTTTAAGTATAGCATGGTTAGATTGACAAACTCAGCCGGTAGTTTATCCAACTCGTCAGGGAAACAATTAAAAATACGGCAAAGGTGTACTTGCTCGAACTCTTGCGGAAGGGGGTAACTTTCGTAACGGAAAAACTTAAAGAGATCTACTTCTTTTTTTTTCCGGATTGCATCTTCTCTCTTGTGTCATTGTAAACTTTGACACAATAGTTAAAGATAGGCTCAAATTGATCGGCGTCTAGCTCATCGATGATAGAGTTAATTTCGTCTTGATTCTCAACTACTGAGTCACCGCTAACGATCTTTTGAATCATCAAAGGCACGAAGTAGTCCTCAACCTTAGTCATAATATCAGCGCCAAACTCTAAGCTGGCCGCCTTTAATTCTTTATCTTCGAGACTCGCACCAATCTTACCGAACTCTTGTAATTGTCTGCGATCTGCCTCACGATAAACACGCCACGTTAATTTTTCTCTAACGTGTATCTCATATTTGCCGATGTTGAAAACTTTAGCCATTGTGTCCTTTTGTCTATTTTGTTTTTAACTACTAATCTTAGTAACTGCTTGTTTGGTTAGTCAGTTTAAACTCGTCATAGTGACTGCCTGTTTCGCTGAAAGATTCGAGAGTGATAGGCAATAAAGCCGCACCTTCGCCGACTTGAGCTAATTCGCCGGTGATAATCTTACAGTTAGGTAGTCCGATATTTAAAGCTGGGTTACTTCCAGTACCGATAGTCTCAGAGCCTACGACATCTAAGTCGATTCTTTGAGTTGTGTTGTTTAACATTTCTTGGTACTTAGCGGCTACTGTTGCGTCTAAAATGGCCTCAATGTTGATCTTGACGGTTGAGCCATTGTTCACTAAGGTATCAGCCTCTTTACTACCGTTTAAAGTAGGGATCAAAGCTAATCCTGAGTTATGCTCTAGCTCAATCTTAGTGATTTGGTCAAAGACTGCGCTAGCAATTTGGATTGATAAGTTATCGAATACGAAGCGACCAGATGTAGGAGCAACCGGGGTGACGGGTGATGAGGTTACATTACCGGCGGCCATTACCTCAGTCTCGAGAGAGATAGCGGCTTGACCTGCTTCTGCGATAAGTTTAAAGACGTTGAAAACTGCACCAGAGAATCGGCGAGTAAGTGATCCGAACTTCTGCTCAATGGTGTAACTTTGTTTGGTTAATGCTTCTGCGAAGTCATGCTCGTAAACTGCTGACTCTCCGCCTTTTAGAGCGCTAGTAACGTCTCCAAGTGCTGACAAGAATACATAACCGGCTAATTCGTGGAAAAGGTCTAATTTGTAGCTACCCTCATGTTTTCTAACACCTTGTAGGATTACGTTAGTTTGAGCTTGGGTAGATCTTAATTCGCTCTTAGCTTCTGCTGATGGATCGGTAGAGATACCACCTTCACGAGCAATAGGTAATTGAATCGATGGCACAACTGCGGTGTTGTAGGTTGATTCTTTACCGATGATGACGTGATCTAAGAGTGAGCTTGACATATATCCTTATTTTACGTATTCAAAGAGAGGGTTGTCAATGGTAGCGTCGGTATCGAAAGTTTCACCGGGCTTAACTACTCTCCCTAAGATTGATACATTCACCGGCATAGTGCCGATGTACTTATACTTGTGGGAGTTTCCCTCAAGTTTAGGCTTTTCGATTTTTGGTAACTTATTAGAGTTATTTTTTGCCATACTATCAATATACCATAAATTAGCGGTTAGCGATAATCTCTACATCCACCTCTATAAAATCAACTCTCATATCCTCGGTGGTTAAGTCTGAGTCTCTACCTGATTTGACACAAACAGTACTGAGTACTGTACCGCCCAGAGTAGGATCTGAGTCAATGGCGTTTACGATTTCTTGAATGACAACATCTGAGTCGTTGGCCGCTTGTGCATTATCACCGCCGGCTACAAAAGTACGAATAACAAAGTGTAATACTCGTCTATTGGCCGCAGTACTGTAAATGCCATTATCAAAACCGTTATGCTCGATACCGGCCGCCGGTTTTGGTGATACTTCGTTAGGCTCGATTGAATCAACGACGTTTTTAAGTGCTTTGTTACTGTCGTTTTTTAGAGTAGTGAGGATTGCTGTTAGCGATGTCCTGATGTCAGTAATGAAGTCGGTCATATACTGTTCAGTATATCACGCATCGCTTGTCTAAATGAATCGGTGATATACTTACGATTTCGCTCAATAGCAGTAAGTAAGAACCTCTTAGGCTTAATGTACCTAGTACCCATTTCTTGATATTTTGCGTAGTGAACTTTAGACCCGACCTTAGCTGTTACATTGCCACCGCTACCGGTTGGCTTACCGTCAGACCTAGCATACTGAGTGATCGATCGACGTAGAGTACCGGACTTAACCGGGGCTATTTGAGTACCCTCACCAGATATTTTAATCACCGCTTTAGTTAAAACTTTAATAGCGGCCTTTTCCTGAGCCGTGCTTAGCTTCTGCATTTGACGAGCTACTTTACTCCAGTCTGGGGGAATTATATTGATGCTCATACCTTTATAGTATCAGGTTTTGGTTTGTAGACCGCAAGCTGATAGCTAAAAGATCCGCCGAGCTGATGCTTTTCAATAATGCTAGTAATGATGTAATAGTCTGTTGGATCGCTGGCGTTCTCAATCTTGTAGCCGTCTCTGATATCCATATCTCTAGCATCTTGAAAGTACACGTTAAAGGGAGCGCCAATACTTGCGTCAAAAGGGGCAATCGATGACATTCCGGCCGGCTCGATGTAACCCTCAATAATATAAGTGTGAGTTGCCTCGATCTTATCTTCTCTGGCCGCATCATCACGGACTCGTCGGTAAACTTTTAGTTGAGTGCTATACATAGTAGATCGTTTGAGCCTCGATAACCTGCTGGATATTGACCGGCAAGTTTTCTTTAATCATGTAGTTGTTTTGCGATGTGCCTCTAGCCTCTGAGCTAGTTTGTTTACCGTCGGTATTTCTAGCACCGTAGAGCAATAACACCCACTCGATTAAGGCTTGCTTAACGTCAGCCGGTATAGTCTCACCTTTGAAAACTACTTTATAGTAACCATGCAATGCGTAGGCAAACTTGATAAGTACACCTCTGAGCATATAGTCGGCAGAATCAATGACTGTGTAGGCTTCGCTACCAAAGTCACTCAAGTAAGATACGCTTGTGATTGATGTAGGTCTAATTGGCAGATCGATAGTGTCTTTACCTTCGATCTCCATTTCTTCGGTGAACTCAGTATTAGCATTGTCTGAGAATCGACGACCGTTAGTCATTCTCTCAAACATTTTCTCTACTGCACCACATAAGCGAGTTAGCTCTGTTTGTTGAGCCGTCTCGTAGGTTTTACCGTTGTAGGCCGAGATATCGGTATGAGCTATAAGTGACATAGGTTAATAATAACATAAAAAAAGGCCACCCGGTTAGAGTGGCCTTTCGATTTCAAGTTAAAAAAACTTATTTAATAGCTTTTGCAATTCCAGCATCAACTAATTTTTTAGCCTCTTTAGTGTTGAAACCTGCAACATCACCTACGATGTAGGGAGCGTGAGGTTTAACGAATCTAACGGCGATCAATTTAGCCATCTGCTTAACGGTTTTAGCGCTAGCCTTAGGATCTTGTGGCTTTTGGTCTTTATTGTTTGACATTGTTAATGTGTCCTTTCGTCTGTTACAGGGGGCGATAGGTTTCTACCGCCCCCCTTATTTTTTACTAACTATTGACTATTTTACCAGAGTCAAGAATTGAGCGGCCTCGGTCTGAGCGAGTTTACCGTCCCATCGTTTAACTGCTTTCATAGCAGTTTGATGTTTCTTGAAGGTATCACCAGCGACGTTAGAGGTTTCGACGATCATGCCTGATTTCTCAGCGATCATGTAACCGGCCAAGTCTGTGAACCATAACTCGGATGAGTCAGTACCAGCGCCCAAGTTTTCAGGGATTGAAGTAGACTCGATGATTGGACGACCAAAGAGTAAACTAACTCCGCCCTCAGTCTTAGGCATATAGAGGATTGGCTGACTGTCAGCATCTTTTAATTTAGCCAATAAGCGCATTACTGCGTTAGAGGTAATAAAGATACCATTCATACGACGATCTCTTTCGAGACTGTAGTACAAATTGACTACGTCATCGTAGACAAGGTTAACGCCAGCCATTGCGATACCAGTAATACCGGCAGATCGCAAACCGGAAGGCTGACCAAAACCAGAGCCACCGATAATCATAGTTTCATCGTCTTTGCGGAAACCTTTAGCGAATAATTTAGAGAGGAACTCTAAGACCCCAACGCCGGCATCTTCTAGCAATTCCCTAGACATTTCTGTATAGGCAATAGCTTTATGCACGTTGTAAGTCACTTGACCGAAAGTTGGAGAGCTACCGGTTGGAGTGGTATTTTCGCCTGGTCTTTCGATGGTTACGCCGTCGCCCTCTTTAGGCATTTCACCTTGTCCGGAGACAGTAGGTAAGACGGTACAGTACTTACGAAGGTCATTGACGTTTTCTCTCTTTTCCATGACACGAGCTTCAAACTCGGTAGGAACGAGATAGCCACCGTTGGCGTCTGTACCCTCAGAGAGAGCTTTAGCCTCGATGGTAGCGTGATCGCCAAGAACGAGAGCCTTAAAGAAGGCTGTTTCTCTTTCAACGCCTTTTAATACTTCTGAGACTTCGGCCTTAGCGTTGGTTGGCACGACATCTTTAGCTTTAGCCTTAGCGTGTTCGACTTCTTTGTCGAGCTGTTCGGCTACTGCTTTTCTGGCCGCTTCACTTGCGGCATCGGAAACGACGGCTTTCAAGTCGTCGAGAGTGATTTCTTGTGGCATGGTGGTTTCTCCTTGCGCTATTTTATTACTACTGATTGCCTACTTTATTCGGCTTTATCAGTCTTAATCGAGATCTTGGTATCACCCTTTAGATCTCTGAGCGCAAGGCCGGCAGTCTTAGCGATGATGCGTAGTGACTGCTGGGTGGACTTGGAGCTGTCCTCTGCTTGCTTCTCTGTTGTACCGTCCTCGTCGGACTTAGTACCAGATTGAGACTTATCTAACTTTTTATTATCAAGAGCTTTATTTAATTTGTCAAGGCCTTGTGCAATATGTTTGAGTAAACCGATTGCATCTTCTGGGAGATCTAGGCTTTTAGCTTCGTCGGCGTCTAACGATTTGTATAGACTCTTAAAAGTGTTAGCTGTTAAGGCGTCCTCGTTAGCTGGCAATGTAACTGCGCTGATTTCGTAGATCTCGATTTCGTCAAAGACGTAACCGTTAGGATCGTTTTCAGTAATAGCAGTACCCCATTTTTTAACACGGAAACCGATACTAAAAGCTCGTTGATGTTTCTTGACGTATTTTTGGAAAGTTTCCTCTGCTTGACCACCCTCTGCAAACTCAAAGGTAGCCATAGTAAAGTTTTTCTCATCGAGCCAATGTCGGATACAAGTACCGATAGAGTCCTCGTGTGATTTGTGTTGATGCAATAAAACAGGATTCTTGTCGTAACGACCCCAATCAAAACCCTTAGGATTGATTGTATCGCCGTGACTATCCATTTCAGGGGTAGAGACTACGGCGGTAATTTGACGATTCTCAACGTCAATAGCTTTTTCTACCTGTGCCTCATCTGGGATAATGCCACGAAATAAGATAACCTCTTTATCGCTGAGGTCTTTTAACTCTGGTCGAGATTCAATAATCTTGAGGATTGGTTCAATAGATCGGATCTTGATTACTTGTGGCATACTAACAATATATCATCTTTTTTATTTGTTACGCAACTTCCGGTATAACTACGCACCTACAACGAGGGTGTCTTGGTGGTGCATCATGGCCGCTCTGGAAGCTCTTACCTAATGGAATTACACCCTGCTGTTGATTATCATAGCACCCTTGCGAAACTTTATCATCATTCGCAGTCCACCACTTTTTACCCTTTACTACTCCCGACTCCCTGTAGCTCATCATTTCGGCCTGTGAGTAAACCTGAGCAATTTCGTTGTGAGCTATCAGTTTAGATCGAACTTTGCCAAACATAGTAAATTGATCGTTAATCTCTCTAGCAGTTTCCGGTACACCCTTACCATTTTCTACTGCCTGATCGATTATTCTTTTAATCGTTGATCTTGTAGTTTCGTCAATCTGAGTTACTTCTGAGGCGGTGTACTTATCTAGTACTGTTCTTATTTTAGGGTTGAGTAGGTCGAGATCGATACCCATTTGTAGAGTAGTCTCTGCCTCATTCTTGCCAGCGTTAAAGAAGTTAGGAACTGAAACACTAACAAGAGTCTCAAGTTTTTTGACCTGTTCTTCCCAATCACTATCGCCAAAAATGGCATTGTAAAGATCGTCCTCAAGGCCTTTGCTCGTTGGAATGTTAGAGAGTTTACTAGCCACTAGACTAGCTTGTTGATTAAAGTAATTTTCAAAGTCTGAGGTATAGACTAGAGTTTGATTGTCAAGGTAGGTGAGGAATCGTTCTCGTTTTTTTGTTGCTTGGTTAGCTTCTTTTTTTTTCGTCGTCTGACTTTTCCTTAGTACCGGAAACTTTGATCGTGGCTCTGGTAGCGCTCTTAGCTTTGACTGTGTCGTTAGGCATAAAGCCCATAGGTAGATAGGTTTGATCTCCGTTTTGTAGATCTGGTAGGTCTAACTCTCCTCTGGCTTCGTTTGGAGTCATAATACCGCCACCTACATATCTAGTAAGTCTATCGACCCTAGCCGCTTCATCGGCTGGGATCTGTTCTCTGTACATAAATACTAGATTGCGTTGATTTTTGAATTGTGGGAGTAAGTACTTGTTGATCGCATCGACGAAGTCTTGTTGCATCGGATCAACGGTATATTTAGCAAACACGTACTCGCTAGCCTCTGCGTTTGCTCTGTTCACATCTTCGACGATACCGACGATATGTTTAGGTACACCGAAGCCGGCCAAGATAGCGTCACGAGTGCCTTTGTCTAACTCTGGGAAGCCCATATCATTATGAGAGCTTGCCATCTGGCTAAACTTCAAACCACCATAGAGGATCGCTGTTTTATTTTGATTGCCCTTACCTAAGTGCTTAGTATCCCAATCGTTACGTAGTTTATTGTATTGCTCAGGGGTTAAGTTTTTGTCAGTACTCAAAACACCGGATAGGATAGCGCCGTTGTAGAAAAAGTCTTTATTAAAGTCTTTACTAAACTCACTAATCTCAATGTCTTTAGCTACCGCATAAGCTGAGGCGTAACCACTAGCGATAGGATCTACCGGGTCGATGTCTCTTAGATAAATAACCTCGTCAAGATCGAGAGGGATATCTTTACCGTTGTCGTCTCTGAAAGTGTAACCCATGATTGGCTCGAGTGGGTCTTGCTGTTTAATTGCTCTGACTCTGTGAGGCATAAGTGGCAATAAGCCAATAGGGTAGCCCGATCTGTCTTTGATAATAAAGATAGGGGCAGTACCAGCGACCTTCAAGAAAATAGCAATCGTTTTAAGTAATTGCCTGTAGGTCATTGAGTTGTTAGGGTTGCGGAGTACTCCGATCTCTGGCGATCCTGAGTGTGTTAGATCTTCGATGATGTCGCCCTTAGAGCTACGCATCTTTAACTCGAGATCGATCTTACTAAAAGCCTTAGCGATACGATCAGAGGCTATGTACATCCAACCGGCGTAAGCCTCGAGAAACTCTACTTTTTTGCGAGTTGGTGCTGACTTTAACTGATTCCAAAGTGCCGGATTGTTAAAATCGATGGTAGTATCTTTTTGAAAAAATGGCTCTAAAAACTTCCACATAGTTAAATAATAGCATAAACTAGACCCAATCGACACCAACGTCTGTAAAGCGCTCTTTAGCTATAAAGGCGTAAACTAACGCTAGCATTAAGTGGTCTGGTTTGCCATTTCTCACGAAAGTAATTGTTTTATCTTTGTCGTCTTTTGCCTCTTTGACCACACGGATTAAGTTTTTCATGTGTTCTCTAAAATGAGTGTCTTGTATTATTTCACGTGGGAAAGTTATCTCTGCGATCCTAATTGAGTGGAAGGCTCTATCGATCCATAGTGAGCGATTGCGGTTAAGGATGTTGTACTCGCCGTCGTCTGATTCTTGCTCGTTATCCTTTTCAGTAAAGTAACAAATTGACCCTCTGGCCGGCAACGCTGTACATATCTCGATTGACATACGTGTCTCTGGTAGTGCATCGATCACAAAAGAGAAAACGCCATACTCTTTAAACTTCCTAATTACTTCGGCCGGATCTTTAGCCCTACCCCAATCGATCACCTTACCGTCTTTATCAATGATTACCCAATCCAAGAAACTACCGACATCAACACCACCGAATAGAGTACCGGAGTATTCGCCTCGCTCTCTGTCTTTTTGGGTTGCTTTATTGAGATCGTCGTCGGTAAGTTTTCCGCCTTTTGGTGTGTAAGCTAGGCCAAGTTTCATATTGTAGAAAACCTGCATATCGTACTCACCTCGGCATCTCTTAAACGCTTCGATCATCTCTTGAGGTGTAACCGTAGGACTGTAGAGCTGATTGAGTGTGTAGCCTAAACGCTTTGACTTTTTGTGGTGAATCCAACGGCCACGAGCTAAGCGATCCATAGGCGCACCGCAGTACTTACAAAAGACCCCTCGCTCTGGGTCGTTGATATCGATGTTTTTATCCCAATGTAGAGACTGCTCTTTACCGCAAGCATCACACTTGAGATAGTATTCGGCCATCGTTGAATCATTGTAGAGAGCATCAATACCAATGTCCGGAAAAGTAGGGTTACTCAGGTATTTAAAATACTTTTGAGAGAAACCGCTAGCACGTTCTTTAACCAATGAGACGATATCGGGATTGTCGTACTTATCGACTTCGTCGAGTACTTGCCAGTTGGCCGGCATTTCGACAAGTTTAGTATCTGACTTTGCACCACGAAAATAAATCACTTTGCCATTGCCGAAACGCTTTAGACCCATGTTATCGACTTTAGCTTGATCGCTATTACTAAACGCCGGACTATCTTCGATGATTGGATTGAGACGAGCGTTAGTAAAATCGTAGACCTGACCCTCAGTAGGAAAAATGTAGATAGCGTTACCGATTAGTAGGGGATTCTTGATAAACCAGAGAGTAGTATTGATGCCGTAAGTAGTAAATGCTAACTGCGCCGCTTTTTTAACCACGATATCCGGATGATGAGCCATGTTGTAAAGCTCGACCATAAAAGGGTACTTATCTAGGGTAAATGGTTGATTGAATAAAGTTATATTCTCAGTAGACCACCACCCGGGATTAAGTACCTCAAGATGTCTCGTCGTTAGTGGTTGTAGGTTCTTTGTCTGAGTTTTCATCGTCTGAATCATTATAGTCTAAACCTTCGACATCTTCTGCAAAAGTAATTTGAGTGTCGAATAATCCTCGCTCCTCAAACTCTTTACGCAACATCGCTTTAGCTTTAGCTGGATCACCGCCTGACTCTCGTTTGATTCGATCAAGTGTGCCGTCCTCGTTAATAATTCTCTGGATGGCTTTACCTTCGGTACGATCCATAACTCGCTCGATTGCTGTATTACTGCCGGCTAGCGCTTTGATTAAGTCATTGATAACGATTGCCTCTTTTAAACTGACTCCCTCTTTGATCGGGTTCTCATCGATGTACTTAGAGACATCTTTGTTAAGGTGTCGTTTGTAAAGCATCTCAAAAGTCTCACCGTATGTCGGCGCACCTTTAGCATTACCCGATTGGCCTTTTTTCCATTTCTTGAGGTGGCGGTTTTGTGGTCGTATTTTTTTCACACTGTTAATACCCTATAAAAATATCGTTGTTTGATAATCAGTATAGCAAAAGAAACCACTAACTGCTAAGTAGTGGGTATAGGGATTACGTTACCTATAGTTAGTTTTCACGTGGTAATTGTTTAGAAAACGTCGAAAGATCTATCGTAGTTAGATTGAATGAGATCGACCGGTATTGCTTTGACTGTGGACTCGTTACCGTAGAATGTTTTATCTTCACACTTTAAAACCTGTGCATGAGTCACAAAACCTATGTAATTGTACGTAGGGAACTTTCCAACCATGAAGGCGTAAAAATCGGTCGCTTTAGATTGCCCCATTTTCGACTTTTTAACGAATAGTTGAGGGTGTAATACCTCTGTATTCTTGACGTCGATTGTCTTTTTACCCCTCGTTACCACGTCGGGGCTTCCGACCCTAACCGCTATACTGAGATCGGGATAGTAATTAAACAACTTACAAAATGCTATCTCTGCGCCGAAGCCGTCCGTATCTATGTCTAACTGTGAGCGACCGGCATAGGGTGTATTCTTAGCACCTTTATTTCTATTGTTGCTCGTTATTCGCTTTGCTAAAAAAACGGCCAAGCGTTGCTCGGCCTCGTTTAGTTTAACTGTCTTTTTTTTGTTTACCGTCATAACCCCTTAGATAATTGTAGGGTAGGCGAACGCTCACCGATGCGATCCAAGTAAATAGTAACGCTAACCAGTTATGAGTAGTCAGCCAAACCCCAATAGCTCCTACTAAAAACATTACAAAATTAAATACGCTTAGACCTTTACTGATAGAGACGTATTGCTCGATTGTTAGTTTAGTTAATTTTTTGCTCATGGCTTCCTTTCAGCATTGCGTCGAATACCCAACGGCCAATATCAGGATATACGCAGTTTCTTAGTACCTGACGCTTATTTTTAATTTCTTTATAGCTCGCAATTTTAAGACCGTGTAACTGTTCTAACTCTGATATTTTGAATAAGTCTCGATGATTTTTAAACTTTACCTCGAGTGGTGGTATCTCAAAATTAGACCAAAAGTTATGACGCTTAATAAAAGCGTTAGGCTCAATCAATGGTTTGTAGTATGGTTTGACGTTCTCAACCACCCATAGACCGTTAAAGTTATGTTTTAAGAAAATGATCTCTTGATAGAGTTTCATGTCCGGATAGACTGGCTTAGTACCTCTAAACCTTACGTTGATGTTTTGTCTAAAATTAGAGTGACTCTGACATGGTGGACTCGCCCATATAAAATCAAACTCGTTAAAATGATCTAGTAGGAATTGGTGAGCATCGCCTACCACTACTTGATCGTTAATAAAATTATCTTGATATGCTTTTGCGATATTCTCGTCGTGTTCAACTGCTACAACTTCGTGATCCTCTCCCCAGAGTTTACGATTGCCACCAATACCAGCGTAAAGATTAAGTATTCTCATCCTCTAACCTTCCCTCGAGTATGGCGATATACATAGCTTCGGTTATTACTGTGAAGCCCGGAGATCCTACTTTTTTATTGATAATGTAGCTTTTGGCCGTTTCTAGCGCTCGCTTACGCTCTTTGTTAATCATGGCCGGTACTCCGTCGTGAGTACATTGTAGATCTTCTCTCTCGTTAAACTCGAATCTGATACCGTAGTCCTTTAGAGTCATGTTTACTGAATCGACTATATTTTGCACATCAGTACGATTGACTTTTTGTTTTCGTTTACTCGAGACAAAGTTAGCCTTGAGCATTAAACAAGGTACTCTAGGTACTGCACCGTTAGGATGTTCGTCGGCGTGTTGATCGTAGGTTTTACCACACCAAACACAAGGTATTAAATTGAGATCTGGGTCGTCTTGGCCTTCGATCATTGTTTCTAACTGATACTCTCTAGGGTCGAATATCCTACCGTCTGAAAACTCTACGCCGTAGAGGTAATGACCGAAGTAGTCATCGTGCCAAGTGGCAATCTCCCACTTGCCAGTAACCGGGTGTTTGGTTTTTCGTTTATAGGTACTCATAGGCTTTGATCCCCATGTCTTGATAAAAAGAGGCTTTTGTTTTATCCATAAGCCACATATCAGACTTGTTTTTCATATACTTAGTACGCATGATTTCTACACCGAACTCGTTACAGAGATCGATCAACCACTTAGGACGACGATACCCATTTTGACAAACTAAAACCGGAGTATGGCCTAGCGAAACAATGCCCTTAATTCCTAGTATAGCCTTTTCCTCGTTAGTCATGGCTCGAGTAGTAATGTTTTGATCGCTTAACATTGCGCTCTCTATATCGTCGAGTATGTCAATTTCTCTAGGCATTTTTAACGCTGTCCTTTTCGATCTCGGCGATTGCTTCCCGAGTTTCTTCTTTATAATTTGATGCTAGGTAAACTAAGATCGCTTTAACTAATGGCTTGAGATGTTTGTTTTCTCTAGCTACTATCTTGGCAACGTACATACCGCCGGCAATACTGATACCAAAAACACCGTTACCGATGAGAGTGTGTTCTTTGCCGTCTGAGTCTTGTACTTTAATTACTGGCATTTTCAAACTCTCCTCTCTCACAAACCCAATTATAATAACCGACTACTGACGTCTCGATCGGTTCTTCTTGAAAAACTGGCGGTCTGAGATCATAAGTAATAAATGGTCGAGGCCTACTAAAACCATAGATCAGTTTTGTTAAAAATGGTTTCATGCTCCACTCTAAGTCGAGTCGTTGTTCTCGTAGTTTTGCTAACTCCTGTCTCTGTACAATTCCACGATTATAGTCTTTGACTCGCTTCTTGTTTCTGGCCTTGATTCTCTTATTCTCGGCATCTACCCAATCTTTATATTGTTTCCACAATTCGGTTTTTATCATAGCTAATTTTTACTCCTTATTTGTTTGTGTACTTGAAGATCGTCGCCCATTTCATCGGCTAGCTTGTAGAGGGCGATCAATTCGTCTCGAGTTAGTCGCTTGCTCTTACCACCTGACCCGTCAGTAGGGTATGGATAAAATAGTTTGTGACGTTGTAGGAAGGCTCTAAAAAATAGATTGCGCTCTCGCTTTTGACGATCGAGCATCTCTTGGCGCTGTTTATTATACTTGCGTCGGACTTCTTCGATTGCAACTAAGAAACTTTGCCACTTGCTATAAGTAGTCTCGACACCGATGTAGTATTTGTTGGTGTAGTACTCTTGCTCACCTTCGAGCATTGCGTAAGCGGCCAATACCTGCACCGCTAAGCGCTTACTGATTCTACCGTCTAACTCGTAGTTAAATCGGCGAATGAGTAGGCCTTCTAGGATGGTGTCGTAGTCTAAGTTACGCTTTTCGCAGATCTTACGCAGTAGTCGCTCGGCGTTCTCTTTTTCAAACCCTAGACCGTTTTTAGCCATGTTAGCTAGTGATCTTAGTCTGTCGTCGATTTCTTGATTCATAGCCCGGCTACCTTTAATTGCTCCTCTGTAAAGTTACTCTCAATGAGAGTGTCGAGTGTTTGCTGGACTCCCTCAGAATCCCACTCGCTGACGCCAACTGATCCGGCCATGAGAGTAGTAAAAATAAACTCCTCATCACCACCGTTTACACAACTGTTAATCATGTCTTGGACGATTAGGTTGTTGGCTGTTTGTCTGGTTACTATTCGATTAAAAACTTTGAATGACATAGGTTTATCTCCTCTTGAGTTTGTAATGCTTTTTAAGCTCTAACTCTGTGCCGTCTGGCATATCTATTACGTTATTGTGGGTGTTGGTTTGGTAGACGTCGAGGGTGGCGAATAAACCGAGTTGAGTTTCTTTTTTCTCTGCGTTCAACTCTTTAATATCGATCTCAAGCTCTAAGATCTGTTTGTTTCTGGCTCTCGCCATTGCCTTAGCTACTTTGAGATCTCGCTGAGCTTCTTTGACCTTAGCCTGTGCCTCTGAGTAGTCGGCGTCGTTTTCGAGAGTATCTCGCAACATTTCACGCTTTAACTTGAGGTCTTGCTTTAATTGTTCTACTTGGCCGATCTGACGAATTGCATAACCTTTTACATCAATGGCCGGTCGCTCTATTACGATTTGAGCTGTCTCTTGATTGACTAATGGGTTTGTCATTTTGTTGTTTCCCTTTTTTGTGTTCTTAATAATTTTTAGTTGTGGCCGACATTGATGTCGGTCGCAAATTGATTACAGTTTTTTAAACAGTCGCCAGATAATCCATAGAGGAATACCGATCGGAAAAAACATAATCAAGAAAATAAAAATGATTGCTTTTTTCATAGACTCCTTTCAATACTCAAGTAATATGTCTCTGATCCAATCTAAAAACTCTACTAATGGGTCTGGCATCCACGACTTATCACGTAAGAAAGTAACTTGCCAGTAGATCCATACCCTTAGTTTATTTAGCATCTTCTGGATCTGGAGAATCATACTTTATAGTTACGGCTGGCAATGCTGGGGGCATTGTGCCATGTTCTACCGGCTCAAATGACTCATGCTCAACGAACATGACCATTGAGTTAGTCATAGGGTCGAAGGTGGTAGCTACTACCCTGCTGTTTTCTGGTATCCCGTCCTTAATAACTTTGTAGCTATACCCTTGAGTAAAGATGTGCTTAAAGCTATCGATACCTACTAAAAATCGTTTGACTCCCATAGTTTTGTCTCCTTAATTGATCTTGGATGCTTTCAAGATCTCTGCTGTTAGTATTGATATTACCTCTCTGGTGGCCTCTCTACGGTGTAGATCGATGTCGTTGTCGTGGCGCTTTTGTAAGGCATCCACTACGTCGGTCATCTTGGTAATTGCGACCTCAACCTCTCTACTAAGTAGATAGATCTCTGCGCCGTTCATTGCTTGATTGAAAGTGTCGGCATCGACTTTGCCTGCCTGAAAGTTTCTTGTGGTTTGGATAATTCCGGCTATAACTTCACGTACCGACATCTCGGTAGCCTTCTTTTCCTGTTTTCTTTTTAGCTTTGCCTGTTTACCGCTCATAGCGTCCTTTCAAGATCAAACCCGGCGGCGTTTTACCGCCGGGAATCTTAGAGAGTTTGTGTTCAGACAAACGAAAACTTGGTATAGTGATCCTTCGTCTGATACAGTAATTAAAGCACATTATTTATATGATTGTCAAGCTATGCTTTATGACTCTCTTTGACTCCTAAGTTTGAGTCTACTAATGTTAGTTTTGTACCTGCCGGCTGAGACTTTAACCAATCTTTAGCCAGCTTCCACTTGAGACGCCATGTATCGGTCGGGTATCCCTTTACTTCGACGTACTCTAACGACTCGTCTTTATGGTGGATCAAAAAGTCGAGTTTGTAACTAGCTACTCTCGTTTTGTTTATCCCGTAGAGATCGATAGCTACTTGGCGATTATAGCCTATTATGCGTTTCAGTCTAACGTCATCATCAAGAATAAGCGAGTACTCATACTCTAGTTTTGAGTCAAAAGTACCTTTGTAACTCTTTACCTTGCTAGCGTTAAACTTATTACCTACTGAGTTTTTTCTAGTTTGATTAAACTTAGAAAACTTTAGCATTGTCACTTTGTACCCCTAAGCCTATCCACAACGCTAACGATGTTAGCACCTGATATCTTACGATCTCCGGTCTTTGAGAATGGCCTAAAAAAGAGTTTGTTGTAGTCCTCGTCCTGTTGCATTTTATAATCCCATTGTCTGACCGAGTTACGATTCCTAAAAAGCTCAAGGCTGATAAGCACATTAAAGTACTCACCGATCGTATAGAGTGAGTCGTTATTGAGATCTTTATATTTAATTGGTCTGATTATTTTCGGCATGGTCGATATCTCCTTCGTCGCTAATTAGTGTTTTAACTAGCTCTCTAAGGTATTTGATCTCCGAGTCCTTCTGATCGATTAGTAGAGTCATCATCTCTACTTTAACCTCGGCCAATGACTGCTCGGTTTGTTTTGGCTTTGGGCTGGTTGGTTGTTTATCTGATTTTGCCATAGATCCAAGTTCCTAAAAAGTAAACTATTATAATTACTAATAATAACACTACTGCATCGATCGGCATAAACTTATACTTGATTACAGGATAGCCGGCGTCGCTTCGAGCAATGTCTTTATATTCCCAAAAGTCGGCGGACTTCTCAATGCGACGTACTGTAGTCTCAGATACGCCGGTTTTCTTTACCGTTTGAGCAAACTGTGAGGCGATCATCCTCTAGGCAGTTTTTGACTTCATTAAATAAGGGCAGAGTTATTTTTTTCATTCTCTGATAGCCTTTCGTTGGTACTTTTTATAATTACGATCTATTTCAATGCTTGTAGCAGAGTGCATTTTTAGTATTTTCTTTATCTGTAAGTCGGTATCATCTACCACCTGCTCATCAACTTTGCCGATAGCTTCTAACGAGATTACTCTAGTGAGTAAGCCCGTTAGATTGCTATTAAGGTTCATTGAGTTAATTAAATGTTGAGTTAGTACGTCGCTATATTTAGACATAGTATCCTTGCGCTCTAATTAGATCTCTCTCGCCGGGTTTCATAATCAAGCAATCACCATTACCTAACAATCGCTCTGCTCCGGTCTGATCTAACACAACCTTTGAGTCGATACTGGTTGAAACCATGTAGCAGACACGAGTAGGTAGGTTAGCTTTAAATGATCCTTTGATGACGTCTACACTTGGCCTCTGAGTAGCTAGGATTAAGTGAATACCGCTAGCCCTAGACTTCTGAGCCAATCTAACTAACATCATCTCGATTTCTTCTGCATAAGAGCGTTTGTAACTTTTCTCTTTGCCGTCGAGTTCTTGCTTTTCGACGTAGTTGTCTGGGTTCTGCAAAATGTCTGCCAACTCATCAACTACTATAACTACTCTGCTCATCTTAGTTTGTGCAATACTTTTTACTTTACGTCGTTTTAACTCGATGTAGCGTTGCTCCATGAGATCGACCATAGATGTTAATAACTTGTGGATATCTCCAATTTCAGAGTACACACCTCGTACACACTTCTCGCCCTCTAAGTGAGAAAACTCTGTGCGCTTTGGATCGACTAGGTGAAGTTGCAAACTGTTATTACTGTTCTGTTGAATTAAGGTGGTTATCATTGCCTCGAGTCCTATTGACTTACCGCTACCGGTTGCGCCGGCTACGAGTACATGAGGGGCAGACTCTAGGTTAATTGATACCTTATTCTTGTAAACGTCCTCACCTACTGGCATTATCAACGATCGGTTATTTTCTAACTCTGGCAATTTAACAAAGTCTTGTTTTTCGTTTGAGAGTTCGATACCGACGTATTGAGTACCGGGAATTGGTGAGATTATGCGAGCTGACATACTGCCGGTAGCTTGCATCACATCAGGCTCGTGTTTTTGTAAGCTAGCCATCTTCACACCAACGCCGGGTAAGAATCGATACAATGTGGCGCTTGATCCCTTGAATTGATCGACATACTGTAGGTTTTGGCCGAAGTCTTGTAGTTTAACGATTATTTTCTCGTGAGGCTCTTTAGCTTCCATTACTGCGGTGTTAGCAATAGATGGCTCGAATTGCTTAGCCTGTACCTGCATGAGTGGTGACTTATTGACGATCTGAGGCATAACCAAGTCGTCGAGTGAGTCTTTGCGGTACTCCTCCCACACCTTACCGCCGAGCATACGATCCATAAAGTTAGGTTTAAACACTTTGTTAGGATTCGATAGATCGATGATGATTGTGTCGTAAAGGTTTAAAAATACCTGTTTCCAGTCGTTAGTTTTCTCAAAGTCAATATAGATGAGGTTTGTTTGTTTACCGCCGTTACGATTCACGCTTGGCTTAATCTCAAAGAAGTAATAACCTCTCATCGGTCGGCCATACTTAGCCAACATAGCGAAGTAGTTAGCGGCCGCCTGTAGATTGTATTTTGCAAGTGAGACGTGATCGTCGCTTGTCTGTAGGTCTGCTTTAGTCTCTGTGAGAGATCGAGTAGTTTTCCAATCCCAACCGTAGATCTCGCCGTCAATCTCAGTAACAAGGTCAGTAATTGCTTTAATTGGTACGGGAGACATCACACCGTCGCCGGTGTCAAAGTTGGCCGTGTTCTCTACCTCAGCGCCGATAACCTTACCGACACTTGGTAACTCGTTAGTGAAAAACTTAACTAGGTTTGCTAACTCTGCTTTACACTTATCACGTGATCCGGTTTTACCCCAATCGATTTTAGATGCTGGTCGCTCGTCGATTATCTGAATAGCGTCGGCCATTGCGATATCGTGGGCTACACCCTTAAACATCATCTCTGCGTATTTGTGGAAGGCAGAGCCGACTAACATAGACGGTGTGCCTAAAAACAAGTCGTATCGGCTCTCAATGTATTTTAAAAACCAAGCATACTCATTGTTAGCATAGAGCGACATTGAGCTGTAGCTTAGGTGTTCGATTGGTAAAGTGTTCATATATCCCTTTTTTGTTTATTACTAATTTGTCTGTACTGTAATTAAAGCACATTAAAATTAGCTTTGCAACTGTGATTTTAAATCGTTAATTAAGTCTAGTAACTGTTGGTCGCTTAGATCTTTAATCGACTTGATACCTAGTATTTTTTTCTGCTCCTCGTGAGTGCGTTTTAGGCTTTTGAGCATACCGAAATAGGTATTTAACATCCATTGACGATCGAATCCGCCGTTATCTTGTACACTCTTAGCTTTTGTATCTTGAGGTGTTTCGTTGATTACTTGTGCATCTTGTACACTTTCGGCCGGTTTGTTTCGATTCATCTTTTTAGCCACAAAGTCATTGACGTTGTTTTGAGTGGCCGGTGATCCTTCCGGTGATCCGTCGATTACCACATCGTCAGGTGTGTTGTCTGGGTAGTCCAATCTATCGCCATCGACTACGGCCTGATCCGCTACTTGAGCCTTAGACATTGCAACGCTCATCGGTGCGTACTTAGATAACAGAGTTTTTAAAACTGTTTTCTTTGCCATAGATTCAAAGTCATCAACCCATAGGCCGTAACCTTTGCGGAATGACTTAGAGAATCGTTTACCGTGCTTTTGTAGTTGAGGGATTGATTGATAGTATTGTTTATTAAAACCGTTAGACAATTCCATATAGGCAACGTAGCCGATTGTTACTGCCTTCTCTCTAGCCTCATCCTCTAACCACTCGAAGATCATATCGCCAGTTAATCGATTGACGCCTTTAATTTCGCCCTCTTTAACATCGGTGACGTTTAACTTAGCAAACTCACCGGATCTCATGGCTAATTGAATAAAACCCTTATAGCCGATCTGAAACTGTGCGATCTGAGTACCGCCCTGATTCTTGTCTTTGTAGGGAATGATATAAGCAAAGCCGAGGTTTTGATTGATTGGTAAATCGAGAGTTGCGGCCAATAAACAGGCAGACATTACACTCTTTTTGTCAGCCTCTTTTAAGATGTGATTGCTATTCACCAATGAAACAACCGAAGTAATAAACTGTTGGCTACGAGCGCCTAGAGTTTCCTCGATCATTTTTCTAGTAACGTCTTGGCTCATGTACTGAGCGATTGAGACTTTGGGGTCTATTGTGGCCGGGAGATTGTTATTTTTTGTCATGTGTTCCTTTCGTTTATAATTTGTCTGAATCATAACTAAATGTAATTATAGACTATTATAGATCGTTGTCAATGATCCATGTCTCGAAGTTAAACTCATTACCCTTTTTCATAACTTCACAATTAAACTGCTCCTCACAATGACGATTTGAGCAACGAAGTTTAAACACTTCCAAGCCTTCGGGTAGTTCTTTTAAATCATCGATCATTACTTCCGGATCGTGAGCTGTATCACAATAAGGGCAGATGATGTGTGATAGGTTAAATGTATCGACCATAGGTTTGTCTCCTTATAAATAATGACTTGGTACTTTTTCGTTAGCCAATTCAATTAAGTGTTTTTGTACTAACTGCATCTCTGGGTTGCGCCATGATCCGATACCGTAGACTCTCGGATTGCTGTAGTGGTAGTGATTAGCGTCGATGTGAGCTTGGCAGGCTTCGGCAGTAAAGAATACGCCGCAGGTTTCTACTTCTAACTTTTGCTCTACTCTATAACTCCAAAAACACTCAGGATCGCAGTCGTCGCAATGATCTGGCAACTCCTCGCCGTTTTCGTGAAGATCTGCGCATTTTTCGCATAGCATATCTAGGTCGTAGTAGTCGCTATCTTTTCGCTCTTGATCCTCTGCTAAATAGTCAGGGGCAGGTACTTTGACATCAACCATAACGGCGAACATTACGTTTTGAGTAGCTCGGTTGTCTTGCTTAGCCATCCTCTGACCAATGTCTACTAATTCGGCATCTTCAATTATTTGTTTTGTTACTTTGCAATTTGGGTTAGGCATGATTAGACCTCCTGATAACTTTTATACTTAGTACCCCACTTAATAGCTTCGTCGTATGTGTTGAAAAATAAATCGAATCTGGCCTCGCCTTTAATAGATCCGCCCACATCTTCACAAGTGACGACTCCTACCCCTTCGATCTCGAATTGTTTACCGAGGTACTTAGCAGGGCAGGCTACAGTTTTTAAGTGTCTTGGAGTTGTGCCGGTAGCTGTTCTACCGTTTACTGAGTTTTTTAAGCTAGGGCAGTTCATGGCTATTTGATCCTCTGTCATCGTAGGATCGCAAGTATAAGCCGTGATTTTAGCTAACTGCTTAACCGGTGGCTCGATCGGGAGTTGCACCACATTTTCGGACTCGTCTACTGTGACGTTAGCCCGCAAGTCACCGGTTAAACCGTCAGCGTCAGCACGTGGTAAAAATTGAGACTCGTAGTTTTCAGGTAATGGACTTAATAGCTCTACTGGTTGGTTGTAGTAAATTGAGTAAGCGATTGTCAGTCCTACTAAAAAGCCGGCAATAGAGACGCCGATTAAAATTAGTTTTCTTAGGTTGCCTACTGTGAGAATAAGTGAGTCAGTAATAAAGATTACTTGATGTTGTTCTTTTGTCATAATGTAATTAAAGCATATTATGTCGGTTGGTGCAAGTGGGTAATTTCTTGGGGTCGTTTTTTCTCTTTAATTGTTTGATTCTTTTTTTACCTTACTTTTAATACTTAGTTAAGTTTATTTAAAAAGCTAGATAATTCCAGAACCCAGAACCCTAGAGCTTGACTATCCGAGTCTGGGGGTGATTATTTTCCGAGCATAGGAAGATAAAGCCCTTGACAGTCGTGTCGAGCCTATGGGTCTGTTTAATGTAGCGCTACTATATTTATGCGTGTGACAATTCCGTCACCCGTCACCCTTTGCGAGTCTCTTGTAACCGGCAAATTATTTAACGACGCTCCCGGTGGGCATGACTCACCCCTTATCCCACGTCGCTAGCGAGTGCTAGGCAGAGAGGGCGCTTAATGGTCGATCAGTTCAAAACACTTATATAAGCGCAGATCGGTTACTCCTCTCTGCTTAACACTCGGTTAAGTTATCAATTACTGAGCGAGAGAGACAGGCCGTAGCGTCCTACGTCTGCTTGTCACCCTATGGGAATCGAACCCATCTCTGCCGGCTAGAGGTTAATTAGGCCTCCTGCACCGGCCGTCCTGCCGATAGACGAAAGATCACTCTCTCTTGCTCAATAATCGATTTTTAATGTGCTACGATCGGAACGCATACCCATTTTGATAGGTAGTCGTGACCGGTCGATCCATGATGCCGGAGTCCTCGAAGGCCTCTTGTAGTTTGAGGTCTGCTTGTAACTCCTCTGCTCGCTTATCATCTTCGAGCTTTTGTTCTTCTAATTCTGCAATGCGTGGGATTATGTAGGTATCGTGTATGTGAGTTTTAATAGCCTTTTCCGGGTGGTTTTTCCCCTTACCTGCTATCCACTCCTTACGATTACTAGCGTCTTTTAACTCACTTAGAGTCATTTCTGAGACGCCTTTTTTGGCGCTGGGAGATCTTTTGGTGCGTAGTAGTTGCCCCGTCTCCTGCCATTTATTAAAACCTGTTTGAGTCATAAAAAAACCGCTTTCGGCTTGGCAAAGGCTAGTAAAACTAGACTTTTGGCAAAGTGAACCTCTGCCAATGCGAAAACGGTTGTCTCCGCTAATTTTACTATACTTATCCCACTTTGGTAACTACCGTGTAGGGATGCCGGTTATAAGCCGGACACTTTGCCAATTACAAACACAATAGCATTGAAAACATAAACTTTGCAAGTGGAAGTTTTAGAAAGGCGAGGCGTACTTCTGCGCTAAACCCATAAAAGCGACTGGCTAGGGTTAAGTGCCTCGATAGTAAAGTTAATCACACCCGTTGCTTATGGCCTTTACTACCAGCTTATGAGGTCGGGAAAACCTTAATTAAGTATAGCAAATAAAACACCCCCTCGATTTTTTGATTCAGACAAAAGAACACAAAAAAGGGATTGAGGGGGTGCAACATCAAGTATAGAACACAAGCGACCGATGGTAAATACAAAGATCTAAACCTTTGCTATCGGTCGCCACGTGTAGCTCACAACAAACTCGCTAGAATAGCCTACGTGGTGCGTTGTGTGCTGTGGACATGGTGGGACTCGAACCAACGTCACAAACTCGTCGCATTGAGCGGTTTAAAGTTTGACAGTACCAATCATGCCCTAGTTTTTAAAAGCTCGTCACTACTAACCGCAGTATTGCGATACTCAATTCCGTTCTTATGTTTTTTGAGTACCTCTTTTTTTCGACGCTCTATTTCATCGTCGCTGAGCTTTTTGTTTGGGAGATCTTTTTTTTGATCGGCCATAGTACGGCCATTATAGCATTTTACTTTTTGCGGTTGTTTAGTTTCTTAACTAAGAAAACAAACGACCAAGCAAGCGCAGTCAAAACAAAGTTTACAAAAACACTTCGTTTATTCGCTAATGGATGCGGACTAATTAAATCAAAGAATCTAAGAGTGTAATACAGAGCGTTAAATAGTGATGCTAAAAAAATGGCAATAAACATAAAAAGTAAATTGCCTTTTGCTTCGCCATCGATTTTATTCAAATAGCGAATCATCATCACGTCGGCCGGTAGGGCGGATAACGCAAAGAGCAAGTTAATCATGTTTAATGCGTTTACCGAGTCGATATCCATAATGTTTATTTTAACCTTTTCTTAGAGTACTTACTACCACGTCTGAGAGATTGCGAGTAGCTTCTGTGTTCTTTTCGATTGTCGATTTCATTTGTTCGACGATCTTAGTATTTTGATTAAAGGCTACCAAAACTTTCTCGCTCATCGCTTCGGTCTGTTTATCCTTAGATTCGATCTTAGCTTCTTTTTCAGCCATCTTAGACTTGTGGTACTCCCACACCTTATTAAGTAGGTATAAAAAGACTGCTGAGAATCCGAGAGATGGCAGGAATGTTTTAAGTAGTTCAGCTTCCATACTAAGAGTATAAAGCATATATCAGGCGATAAAAAGTGTTTCGGGTTTATTATTGCTATATCTTCGGGTTTATTAGTCTGGTTATTTGGTGTTGTTTCGGGTTTTTATACCACTCCCCTACCCTACCGGGGGAGAGGTAAAACCCCTCTCTCACTCGGGTAAAAGTAGGGGCATAGGGGCGGAGTAGGGGAGAGGTGATACTAAAACAATACTACTGCAATAATAATGCAATAATAA